GGTGGATCTCTTTCCATTAACTATGAGAACTAGAGTTAGAACTATATCGAATACGCCTGTGGCAATAGTGCCACTTACGTATAATCGATATGACCTCGGAGTCCATGTCTCAGGACCGACTCCTTACTCCGCTGGCGCGCAATCCGTTATCCCGTATGAGAAGTATGAAGTCATTTCTGACGACATATCTCCCGGACGTGGAATTAAGACCGTTGAGCACTTAAAAATAGAGCGATCTGTTGTCCTAGATAGTTTTACTAGCTATGGCAACTTCGCTCTTAATAATCAGTACTCCGGTCAGGGTGCGTCGCTTAATCAGTGGGTGCTTGAATCGGGTTCGGGTTTACATTTCCCGGCCCTCTCAGGCAACTATTGGAAGGTCACGCCGAATGCCTCATTGGACGCCCTAGTTCGCGATACTGTTGATGCTTTCTATAGTCTTAATAAGGTTGATAACCTTCTTAATATTGTGGAAGCGCCTCAACTCGTAGAGAGCCTAGCTTCAATGCTAGGTACTGTACGTCGCGTGCGCAGCTATATTCTTAAGTATGGTCTCCTAAAAGGATATCAAGGCTTAAGAAATAACTGGTCTTCCTATACCATCAAGCGAAAGCTCGGTGTTTTTGGTCGACGTGGGCGTGATGCGTCAGGTCTGTACCTGGCGTACTCATTCGGAATAGCTCCGCTCCTGTCAGATATGCGCAAAATCCAGCGCGAACTCAAGACCCTTCGGTCTAAGATCGCTGCTGAGCTACGCAAACAGTCTGGTAGGTTAGTATCCGTTCACAGGGCTTGCCAATATACGTTTTCGTATATTGACGGCTCTGGGAATAAGGTAGGTTACTTCGACGATGGTACTCATTCTCTGAGGTACACGGGTGCTTTAGACGATGAGAAGTCTCGTCGAGTTTGCACGGTCAGGGGTTACCAGACACCTAGGTACGAGACCGCTGCCTTTCGGCAGTTGGATTACGTACTTAGTCGGTTTGGAGTAACTGGTCCCGCATCATTGGCCTGGGAATTAATTCCCTGGTCCTTTGTTGTGGACTGGTTTGTTGACCTGAGACACATAACTAATCTCTTGGATAACCTTTTAACGGGTTCTCCTAAGAAGATTATAGATGTTTGTTTGTCTGATAAAATCAGATTCACAGACACCGCCGTCCTACATAGTGGGTATAATCCCTCTACGCAGGATACTGTCATGGGCCGGATAGTTACTACAACATACACCAGAAATCCCGTTCTATCCTACAATAAAGTAGGATTGAGCGGTAGGTTTGGAAAAAAGCAAGCTGGCCTTACGGCTGCCTTGCTCTATCAAACGATAGCGAACCTGCAGTAGTTAGACAGTTAGTCCAACAACAACAGGGGCGTCTAAGCCCTACCTATAACATGAATAATGATCTAACGATCAGTACCTTAACGTTCGCGATGGGCTATTCCGATAAAACGGGTAGCCTTCGCACTGAAGTTTCTCGTGGGATTAATCTCCCCGAGAAAATGCAGGTCAAACATCAGACGTTTACTGATTCCTTAACCGGACTTCCGGGGAATCAGAGCGCTCTGATATTTGAGTACTATAAGGCGCTCGCAGACGGACGCATTGCGCCCGTTGCACGAGCAACATTGAAGGTTCAGTCCCTCGTGGATGCTAATGTTGTCTCCGCCGATATCCTTGCGGTTATCGAGCGGGTTGTCAACACCATCCAAGAAGATGATACGGGTCTGGACTTGGCTGACGAAATTTTCGTCTCCAAGCAACAGTAACCCTGTTCGTGATCAGGCATTAGAGTTATTAATACAATAATGGTTGATCGGACAACCGTACACTTTGTACGGCTCCTTCATACCAATCAGGTTAGTGATTATTCATATGAGCATGATACTAAAAGCATACTCCAGCCTGCTAGCTGACATCTCAAGGTTAACGGGAATCCAATTGGATCTCCCCGAAGACTTCGATTTGTTGTGGGTCCAGGTTTCTGGTCCCAAGCTAGACAAGGATCTACTGTTATACTTAGAACTAGCGACTCCTTTGGAGCCGGCTTTTCCTGAGTGGCTTTTGCCACTTTGGGAAAGCTTCCAGAATGCTTCCTCAACCGAGGAATGCGGGCTGTATCTAGGTAGTATCAGAACAATCCTTGGCTTTGGTTACAAAGCCGAGCACGTGCCAACTAATGAACAACTCCAAAAAGCTCAGTCGAGCTTTGAAGAAGCCAACCAAGATGTCGGATTTTGGAATTCTGTGTTTAAAAGCACTAAAACTCCTGATCCGCTATTTAGGGAGGCCAAGCGACTAATCGGGCGCGTGATTTCACGCATCGATTGGTTTGATATCATACCCTCATATGGTCCCGGTGCGGTTTTTCCGCGAAGGATCCCATGTGAGAAGGGTGATTTCACCATCTATAAGCCTATTGAGGCTTACTATCCCTATGATAAGTATTTCAACTGTGTCCACAATGTGGGCATGGAGGATTTACTGAAGCATGATTATCCTATACATGACAAAATCACGTGTAGGATGGTGGCTGTTCCTAAGGACTCTCGGGGTCCACGCTTAATTTGCGTGCACCCCTCTGAGGCGATATGGATCCAGCAGGGTCAACGACAGGTCTTGGAGAGTGCTATTGAAAAGTCACCGCTTACTGCTGGGAGAATAAACTTCTCCGATCAGAGCGTTAACGGATCAATAGCCCTCCATAGTTCCGCTAGTCAAGAGTTCTGTACTCTTGACCTTAAGTAAGCAAGTGACCGCATAGGTCTCGCTCTCGTAGAATACCTTTTTGGTAACTACGTGTTCGATACCCTGTGCAGCACACGCGCTTCTGATGTCGTGTTAATGGATGGACGTTTAGTTGCACTCCAGATGTTCGCCCCTATGGGGAACTGCCTTACTTTCCCTGTGGAGAGTTTGGTTTTCTGGAGTCTGGTACGTGCGGGCATACTATCGAAGTACGGTGTTAACTGTACTGAGGTATATGTCTTCGGAGATGACATCATATTCCCAACAAAATACTACGATGGTGCAATCAACGGGTTGATCCGGTCTGGGCTAATACCCAATGCCGGAAAGACCTTTAGAAAGGGATTCTTTCGAGAATCCTGTGGCGTCGACGCCTATCAGGGCGAAGATGTTACGCCTCATCGTATACGTGTTGGGGGTGTCAACTCCTATTCAGACGCGGAGTCGGTTTGCGATCTCGCTAAGAGATTGCGTATTGCCGGCTTCGATGATACATCCGCGTACTTGTACTCTGTCGTCTCCCGGCGGTTTGGACGTTTGTCTTTGACAAATAATCCAGACTGTCAGGGTCTCGTTGAGTATACTAACTACGATTTAGGGGACCTACTCAGGTATGAGCCAAGGCTAAAGTTTAGCCCTAAGACGCATACCTGGACGGTTCCTTATCGTAGTCGCTCGAGGACCTTAGAGGTCATTGAGACTCATGCCTGGTGGCATGTTCAAGATTCGCTATTATCCTTGATCCGTAAGGAACGAGGGATCCCTGAGGGATCGCTTTTCAGCGATTCTCCAGTTGTCTATAGCGAGCGCGGTCTGAGTTACCCGACACCCAGGGGAGAGAAGCTAAAACACGCGCGCTGTGAAGTGCGCTGGTCGAGGCCTACCCCTCCTGAGGACCTCCTCGCCAAGCTTAAAAGGCTTGACGGTGAGGAACTACAGAGCTACCTTAGTGGTGTCCCTGTAGTGCTTCCTTAACCGGAAGCCG